AACCTTTTGGGTTAGAGGAAACCGACAAAGTAGCTGTGAAGCTACTCTATCCGAACCTTTTTCCTCATTTACGAGGAATTCTATCAAATGATAGAGCACGTGTAATGCTAATTTTCATTAGTATTAGAGTGTGCTATGGTAAGGAGACCCGAAGTAACTTAATCTATCACTAGATTAAACTTCAAGGTGGTTCCTTTTGGTCTGCCGTCCCTTTACAGGAACAGCGGAATATTAACCAATCAAATCCTCCATCCATTGGATAGATGGAGGTAAATGACTAAGACTAATATAAATATTTTGAATTATGAAGAAAAAAATCTTTACAATCCAGCATAAAGTATATGAGTCGGCTAATATGATCTCACTTGGAGACCCGAAAGGGTTTCTAGCATTCTTTCTAAATAGTTGGAGAATTGTTTCTCTCTCTATCAAAAGGAATGAGGTACTAACCAGGGTTCGTTTATTCTACCGTTTTGGTAATTTTCTTCTTGTGATGTATTCACATCACGGAAGTGCTTACACAATTCAGTATCTTAAAGTAGCCCAGCTTTCCATTCAGAAGAAGGTCGCAGGTGATCCTCTCAAATCAATGAGAGAACTTTGCCCGGATCTTCCTCTGCCTAGATTGTGTAGAGCAGGATTACCGAGATGAATTCGGTCACGAGATCGGAAGATGTTATTGCAACATTCTCCCTCTATGGTCCGAATGTATTCCTCCTTGTTTTCCTTATACCGGATTATCTCCGGTCCAGGGAATCTGAAGTTGAATACAATCACGGATAAATTCTCTGGTAATGCGATGAGACTTGAGGAGATCCAAAGATGGTTAGGAGTTTATACTCCTACCTCTTTGAAAACTTTCAAGATCCCACCTTTAAGACCTTCAATTTATGAAGTTCTTATTAGTGCATCACCCGGGAGTTCTTGCTCTTGACAGGGTATCCTTTTGGATGCAGCTTATATTCGGTCTTCTCCATTGTTAGAACCTTTTAAAGTCCTAATTAGGGAAACCAAATCTGAAGCATTTCTTGATCAATTTCTTCGGGCTTGTATCATTTATGATACCGGACCCAAAGTTAATCATCAGGTTGCTCGGAAGCCTTTGGCAACTAGTTTTGATACTAATTACCTTGGACAGCTGCAATTTAAGGATGAACCTGCTGGGAAAGTACGAGTTTTTGCAATGGTGGATAGTTGGACCCAGAGTCTGCTTAGACCCCTTCATCAGTATCTGTCTTCTATATTGAAGCAAATACCCAATGATGGGACTTTTAACCAGGATGAAGCTTTTAAACGAGCTATCATCAAAGCTAAAATAGCTAAGTGTTCTTTTGGTTATGACTTATCCGCTGCTACCGACCGACTACCTCTTTCGCTTCAAGTTGCAGTCCTCTCTTCTCTTTTAGGGAAGGAGTATGCAAAGGCTTGAGGTGACATGTTGGTCTCTCGAGACTACATTATTCAGATGAATAAGTATGTCCCCGAGACTACTGTGAGATATGCCGTAGGGCAACCAATGGGGGCTTTGTCATCATTTAATATGTTGGCACTGACCCATCATTTGTTATTGCAATACTGTGCTTTAAAGGTGGGGGAAACTTACCCTGGTAAGTGATTTGATAACTATGAGATATTAGGAGACGATATCGTCATCTTTAATCATCTCGTAGCTTACGAATACCTTACTGTGTGTAAGGATATTGGTATGGAAATAAATGTGACGAAGTCCGTTGTAAGTCACCACAGTGATGTGGTTGAGTTTGCAAAGAGGACCTCATTGCATGGTGTTGACGTATCAGCAATTCCTATGAAACTTATGTTTCAGAGTGGATCACTGGTAGGCCGACTTTCCATTTTTAACTTCATTCTTAATAAAGGTTACTTCAAAAGAAGAATAGCCTTATTTAATATGTGTGTTAAACCTTATTCATGAGCAAAAACTCATGATAAGACCATATCAGCCCTAGCTATTATAACGATGTTTGTTACCAAACAGGAAATAATGCTTACTGATTTACTTCAGTACATTGATTCTATGAAGGTTCCCTTGATTATTAGGGGTAGAGTCATATCTAATATGATTCTAGATTCTAATAAGATAGGTGCTGCACTTTCTCGATTATTATATCGGGGCTCTGCCGGTTGGCAAGAGTTAGTGAAGCCAAACCCTGAGTATGACACTCGTTATCCTTTCTACTTTGAATCTGTAGTAATGCAGATTGAAAGATTGCTATCTAAATTAACGGACTCTTGATTGAGATCCTGTTATGTGAGAGCATCAGAGATGGTTTCCAAGGATCCCTCTGAAGACTTAATTTCCTTTATTAAGGAAATAATTGAGTCTTCTAATGAGGATGATCTTAAAAAACTTCCCTCTGCAGAAGAGGAAGAAAACCTAAACTTACAAGGTCATATGGATTATCTTAAGAACTTGCGTTCTTTGATGATCAAATATGATCTTGCCAATCGTAAGGTTGATCGCCGGAAAGAATTAGATAATACTCTTAAGATCTTTAAGATCTTTAAGGAGGCTTATTCTAAAGAAGTCCGCGATAGAGTGGAGAATCCGAG